GAATCAACCATATCGGGCTACCCCTGCTCAGTGTCCATTGTTTTCTGAAATACGGGGCTAAATAAACACATTATTTATATGTTCTTTTGAGTGGCTATCGCCAATGTCGATGTTTTCGAATCTCTATACCCTTCTTCGCCTCCCTTCAAGTTTTGAACCAGCCCTTTCTCTGACCCGCTCGGTTTGTTCCTCCCTCTTCTTGTTAGATTCACCAGCAAGATCACGTGGTTCAGATGGCCTGGCAAAGTAATCAGCCATGGCCAGTCTGGTCAGGTTCTCAATCATATCTTTTCTTTGGCGCATTGCAAAACAGGCAGCAGAAGCTATATTCTGTTCGTATTCCGCTTGAATCAATTCCTCCTTCGCCTTTTTATATTTTGGATGACTTCTATAATATGCTTCAACAGCTTGAGCATTTTTTAAGGCTTTGTCTTCTGCTGCCTGCAATATAAGTTCTGATCTTATTACCTTCGCATTTTCCCAGATTAATTGATGCTTATGCTTCGCCTCTGCTTCAGCCTTTGAGTATTGATAAAATAAACTTGCTTGTCTTAAAGACTCAACATCTAAGGCAGATGGATCAATATTAATATCGTCTTCATAATTCATCTACTCCTCCTTTTTCCAAAATTAAATTCAGGCCATGCATTTTTAATTGCTTTAACCAATTTGCTTCTATAATTACATTTCCATTGTGGACATTGCTCTTCAAATGTAAATCTTGCAAGAGCTGCTTCTAATGGATCGTCATATGCTCCAAGTGAAATAAGTTTATCATTAAGACCAATATAAGAAAGCCATATTTGATCCCTTTTATGCCAAGAAACACCTGGAAAGCCAGAAGTATTTCTGCTGTTTATTTTCTGGTTTTGCATATTACAAGATCGTGTAACATGTTTAATCTTATTCCAGCGATTATCGTCCTTAATTCCAAATTTATGATCTATATGATGTTCCGGAAAATAACCTTCCATATATAGCCAAGCAAGGCGATGAGCTTTATATTGAATGCCATTAAGTTTAATATTTATATATCCACTCAATTTATTTAAATTACCGGCAACATCACCAATATTTACTCTTTGTTTTTTAACCTTCCAAGTAAATATCCCTGTATCAGGATCATAATGAAGCTGTCTTTTTAACTCTGATTGAGTTAATTTTTCTTTCATGTTACCTTATTTCGTTCTCCTTCTTCTAAATTTAAATCCCGGCCACTCTACTCTTATCGCCTTAACAAGTTCGCTTCTGTAATCACATTTCCACCGAGAACACCATACCTCAAAAGTAAATCTGGCTAAAGCTGCATCAAGAGCATTTTTGTAATATCCTAAATGGATTTTCTTGCCATTGACTTTTATAAAACTATTCCACTTTTGATGAAATCCACTATATGAAACGCCAGGGAAGCCGGAAGTGTTGTATTTATTAATTTTCGACATGTTCTTTACCCAAGATCATCATTACAATTTTTACAGTGGGTATCAGGTGCATATCCGCTAACATTATAATACCAAATACCGCAAGGATGATTCTTTGCCCGACATGAAATTGCAGTTAGCCACGAAACTCCATTTGGTTTCTGTAAAAGATATTTCCACCAAGAATACATAAACCATTTCATTTAACACTCCTTATTCAAAATGATGAGATACAGGATTCGAACCTGTATAGGAACCCAGTTGATGATAGGAATTGAACCTACCCCATCCTGCCCGCTAGGCAGAGCGTCTACCAATTTTCGCCACTCTCATCAAACTTATTCTCCAGCCCCCAAAGCCTCGTAGCAAGCTAATGTTAAACCAGCTCGGCCACTATTATAAAACGGTTCACGGAAAGAATCTAAAACCAAATAAGCTTGAGGGTCACCATCATTCAATAAAACAGTTGAGGCCCACCCTAAAACACTTCTTCTGATAGATTCTTCCGGCTCTTTCTCCAACCCTTTTAAAATTGAACTTACTTCTTTCCATGACTTGCCAGCAATTAAAGCCCGGCACAGATCAATACTTTGGCTTTCTACTTGAGCAGATTGCTTAGCGGCCCTCAGCATTTGTCTTTCCGGCAAGTCAATTATCTTTTCCAGGATAGTTAATGCTTCCCGTGGCCGTCCCAAACTGTCTTTGGCAATCTGCTCAAGCACCTCTTGAGGAATTTCTTTTTCAGCTACTTTACTCAACAACTCGGTAATCTGTTTAGTTGATAATGGTCGAACTTCGTAAGTAGAGCATCTACTTTTGATAGTGGTTAAGATGTTCTGCGGATCGGTTGAGCAAATGAAAAAGTATACGTGTGAGGGTGGCTCTTCCAGGATTTTCAATAGAGCGTTCTGTGGTTTATTCTTTGGGCTGTTACCACCCTCCCCAAATAGATGAAACTCATCCAAAATCCAACCTTTATTGCCGCCATTACCTAAAAGAGATGCTGTTCTGGCCTTCCTGATAATCTCCCGAGCATCTTCTAAGGTCCGTTTGTCCGAGCAGTTAATTTCCTTCAAATCAAAGCCAGTAATACCTAAATTGGCAGCGGCTATTCTGGCTAATGTCGTTTTGCCGCATCCAGAATCACCCGTAAATAGGTAACTGTGTGGCCTGGACTCTTTGGTCAGAGTATTTTTTAAGGCCTGTACTGTAGAGCGGTTGCCAATAAAGTTTTCAAGTGAGTCAGGGCGGTAATCGAGATGTAAAGGCATTTACTTTTCTCCGGTTATTTTGTTTTCCATTGATATTATCTTTACAGTACCATCAGCCGATATATAGATATCGGCTGCTTGCACCCAAAAACCCCGCTCCTTTTCAGGATAACGGGGGGGGTTATATTTCCAAAGAAAAATAAATGGCGGTTAAGGATTCGAACCTTATATACTCTGCGCGCGTTCAAGAGCTGTTCCCATAACCCCCGCCAAACTGTCACTTCTATCTATATGCACTTCTAATTTTAAGTTTAGTCTTTCCAAATTTATATTCAGCGCCTGGGGGCAGGACATCTCCGACAATATCCAGGCGCTGTAGTCAACCGTAATCACTTTGATCGACTGGATAAGCGGTTATATGATTTTGGCCCATAGCCAGTTCCGTCTTCTGGTTAGTCGGAGTTTCCACAGGAACTACTAATGATGGGCAGTACCAACATACTCTACAAGGAGGATAATATATCATTTTATATCCAAACATAATGTTATCCTCCTTTTACTTGTTGAGTTAAAGTTAATCTATTTAATATATTATATACACTTTATACTGTTTCATTAAGGCAAAATCTTAAAATATAAAAAGTTTCTTATACTTCCTCAAATCTTCATCGGTAGTTACATAGTCAGGATCAAACGCCTTTACGCAATTCAATATGTTCATGGTCTTTTCATCAATCCCATTTATCTTCTTGCTCTCGTCAGGCAAAGTAAAGAAGCTCTTGACCCGCTTCTTTTTCTCTTTGAACTTGGCAATCTTCTTCGCTGTTACATCTCCAACCCCTTTAATGGATATAAACGGGGCAAACAGATTTTTCTTGTTGTCACAATTCCACTTTAGAGGGTGTGATATACCAATTTTAGGTAGGTTGATCTTCAGCCCTAATCTCCTGGCCTCTCTGATATATTCAACATTTTTATCTTTGTTTCCGAGTGTCAGACAGGCTGTTATAAACTCGGCAGGGTAGTACGTCTTGCTAAACATATCATAATACGTGATCATGGAATATGTCACAGAGTGAGATAGGTTAAATGAATACGATCCTGACTCTGACATCATGTTCCAAATCTGAATTGCTTTATCGTCTGATACGGTTTTGTTATTTTTACAGCCCTGAAGAAACTCCTCTTTATATTTATCGAAAGCGGCATGTCCCATACTTTTACCCATAACTTTCCTGATCTTATTACAAGTGGCCATAGGGATTCCGGCCAACTGGTTAACCACTTTCATTACCTGCTCTTGATAAACAATAACCCCAAATGTTTCGGCAGTAATTTTATCAAAAATCGGGTGGATCTTTTCAACCTTTTCCTTTCCCCTTTTCCTTTTGGAATATGATTCAGTCATTCCCGACTGCATTGGGCCAGGTCGCCACAGAGCAGTTACAGCATAGATCATAGCGAAGTTCTCAACTCCAAGCTCCATACAATAATTGGTCATTCCATGAGTAGAAATTTGGAAAGCCCCTGTGGTATGGCCAGCGGTAATCTCAGCAAACACTTTAGGATCATCAAAAGTCAGCTTCTTGTAATCAATATCAACATTGTGATTCTGCTTAATAAGCCTTTTGGTTTCGTTCAGAATGGTTAAGGCTGATAATCCCAGCACATCCAATTTCATCAGGCCGCAATACTCGGCATTCCTCATATCCCAATTGGCCACAATATTTCCTGATCTAGATACCAGATTGCAATTATACCCTTCTCGCAGATCATTTTTAGAAATACAGATACCCGCCGCATGCTGTCCATAACCTCGTATTTGCCCCTCTATTGACTTGGCAATATCTACAACTTCAGGGTATTTCATGCTGAACCTACTTAATTCTGAACTTATAGACAACGACCTTTCAATTTGGCTGTTTTCCTTATCATCAAGCATCGATTTAGTAGCAACCCTTACTTCCACTAGTGGGACATCGAAAACTCTGCCTACATCGTTTAAAACGCCTTTTCCCTTCATAGTCAGAAAATTAGACAGACCGGACACATTAAACTCGCCATATTTATCACAGAGATACTTTCTGACCTCACCTCTTTTAATATCCTCAAAATCCATATCGATGTCCGGAAGATCACAATTTTTGGTTATAATTTTACCTTCTAAGCAATAAGATGGGTCATTTTTTATCTTTATAGAATAAACAAATCCTTCAAAATCAATTTCCTCTATCTTCTCTATTTTAATAGATTCATTAATATTTATTGATTTCATACCCAACCTTTTTTAAAATATTATTTATAGTTGCTGTACATACTCCGTATTGTTTGGCTAAAAATGATATTTCTTCAGGGCCATTTGTATCAATTCTTTTTATAATTTCTGGGTATTGGTGACTTTTTATTTTTACATTCGGATTATTGTCACCGACCATTCGTCCATCAGAAGTTCTAAGACTTGCCATTTTTCTTTTTTCTTCTGGCCACTTTCTTCCAAAATTAGGATTCCTTTCCCCTTTATAACCTCCTCTCTGTTTTAATTTTTGATATATTATAGTTTTAGCCTCTTCGGTATGAGTTTTACCATACATTCCATTATTTTCGCCTTTTGTTACTTTAGACATTGTTTCTTTAAATCCTTCAGGCATCTTTAAACCTGTATGGAATCTGGAAAGTCTCCTCCTTACTTCTTCGGTATGAGTTTTACCATACATTCCATTATTTTTACCACTCTGTGCCTTAGACAATTTGATTAATGTTTCCTTAGACGGTCTTACTCCTAAAGTATTACCGGCTTTAGGGCAGATATTATAACCAAATTTTCTTTTAGCAGATTGATAAAAATCAATCCAGTATTGCTCTCTTTCAATAAGCTGTTCATTTATTACTCTTTCCAAAACAGTAAACATAAAAGACTCTTCTTTATATTTACTCCAAGCTTTTTGTAAATAATTGTTATAGTGTCCATCTCTTTTTAATAATCGTTCGTGCCCTTTAATTCTATTCTTTATATTTACTGAGCTTCCAATATAAACCTTATTTGTTATAATATTTTTTATACAATAGATGCCGGATTTTAAACGCCTTTTTCTCATTTACTTTATCCTTATCAAGTTATCATTTTTAACGTCTAAGTCTTTTGCCATTTTTTCTATTATATTATTATGCTTGTCCATGACTATCCACTTATGATCTTGAGTACAAACAATAAAGTTGTCCTCAAAATAAATTTTTAGAACTTTTTCCTTTATATTAAATTTTCTGATATTCTTAACAACATCTTTTTCTCCATATTTATTTATTACTGTATCACCAACTTTGACTTTAGAAATATTTTTAACTTCATTATTAATCAATACTTTTGTTTCTCCGGTAAAACACCTGCTCTCATCTACAAATCTAAAAAACTCTGTCCCATAAACAAGAGGATCACAGTCAGTAATAAACAGAAGATAGGCAACTAATGACCCACCAGATGATCCCCTTCCTGGCCCAGTCATTATCCCTTCCTTCTCACACCATTTGATTAAATCCCAGACAATCAGAAAATACCGAGTAAACTTCTTAGCGATAATCAGCTTCATTTCCATATCAATTCTTTCTCTATATGGAACAAGCTCATCAAAAGTTTTATCTTTTAATCGCAACCTCAACCCTCTATGGATCCTGTTTTCCAGAAAGGTTATTTCATCTTGCTCGGAAGGGAAGTTCTTTATGCTCGGCAAATATACCTCTTGCTTTTCTATTCTAAAATTCTCACACAGCTTGGCCACGGTTACAGTTCTTCTGATAGCCCTTTTAATCTGTTGGTCAGTCAAACAGCCCTGATCCTGAAAAGCCTCAAACATCTGCTGTTCTGATTTTAAAAACAGCCCGCCACAGTTAAATTTCCATCTATCCTTATCTAGCCACTTCTTTTTGGTTTGAATCGCCAAGAGCACTTCCTGGTGCTTTGTAGC